ACCGACCATCTCCGCACCGGCTTTTGGGGCCAGCGCCGCCTAGCTGACACCCCACCGGCCCCCCTCGCTCTGCCCGAGGCCGCCTGAATTAGCGAAAACTAGAGTATAATGCGGCCATACTATCAACATATGCCTTATTCCTACTCCTGCTCACAATGTAAAAAGACCGTCCAGCGGCGACAGAAAAAAAAGGGGAAGGAAGTCTTCTGTGATCGCACCTGCCAGTCTGAGCATAGAAAGAGTTTTAGGCACAACCTCGTCTGTTTAGCGTGTGGTAAGCACTTATCCCGGCCAAAGTGTCAGGACAAACATTCCAAAACCTTCTGCTCTATCGCCTGTTGTAATCCATACTTGGCGGCTTCCAGAGTCTACCCGACGAAGTCTCTTACTAAAACATGTCCGGTATGTCTTAGTGAATTCACTATTGTTCCAAGCAAAGACAAGAGCTATATCCATTGCAGCCGCGCTTGTAAAGCGAAGTCAACATCCGACTCAGCCAAAGCGATATTCACAGGCGAACTAATCTGTAAGCGCTGTGGCAAGTTGTTCCACATCGAAAACGCCTACCGCCGGAGCTATTGCTCCAGAGAGTGCCGTTATCCTTCACGCCTTCCGCGAGATCGTATGTGTCCAGGTTGCGGTATTGAGTTTGACGCTAAAGATCCACGGCTAAAGTTTTGTACGCCTGACTGTTATAAGCTTCATCGCAAGCAAAGTGGCTTGGAGACGGATGTTGGTCAAATGCTTGATGGCCTCGGTATTTTCTACTTTCGCCAGGTAAGATTTGGTCGCTTCGTAGTGGACTTTCTCATCCCTCATAGACAAATAGTCCTAGAAGCCGATGGCGTTTACTGGCATGAACAACCCGCCGTTCGCGAGCGTGATGCGAGGAAGAATTTGCTGCTCGAATCTCTAGGTTGGTGTCTGGTCCGTATCACAGACGAGGATCTCAAGCGCGATCCTCTGCCGTATCAACTCATCAGGGAGCGCATTACTATCCCGCGCCTCATGGCGGGTTAGCTTGCATCTTCTGACGAAAATCCTAGCTGCTCCAGGAAAGCGGCGGTCAGGTTGATGACGCAGGCATGAACGGGCTGACCGGCCACGACCAGATCCCGGCAGTAGCGGACGACGGGCAGGTGGTAAGGTGGGTTATTTGGCAACGTAAGAACTGGCATCGTAGGTGAAGCAGTTTAATGTTTTGCAACGGGGGCAGAGATGGTCGAGCGTGGGCGTCTCACCGGGGGGCGTGTACTTCTTGGAGAGTAAGAGGGGTAAGCTCCCTTTGAAGAGCAGCTTATTGCAGCTAGAACATCGGTACTCTTGTGATTGATACATGGGTATATTTATTACTCAATAAAGGCGATACTTGTACAACGGCAGGAAACATGGGCCGATCCCGGCTCCACGCCACCAGGGAAGGGTTGGTCGAGCGGAACGGTGGTGCCTTCCAAGGGAACACAAATCATACATGTGCGTTCATCTTGAGCAGTGAGCCAAGTTTTGCTTTGTATGACGCCGCTCTCTTTCATGGCCTGCTGGTTGGCCGCCTCGAACGCCTGGGCCGTCTCGGTTCTGGCGATGGCGGTGGCCCTATTCGTCGAAGCCTGGGTAAACACATCCTTGACCCGCGCCCGCAGTTCCGGTATCCCCTCGCCTTGGCCGATGCCTTCCCGTAGGGTGTCCTTGAGCTGGCTCTTGGTGGTGTCGTTGATGCCCTGGGCATGATCCAGCGCGTTCTTCAGCAGGTAGTCGTCCACCACCTTGGATTGTTCGGTGGTCCCCATGGTGAAGGAGATAGCTAAATCCGGCCCGGTCGTGCCGCCCGCTACACCTCCAGCCGCCTCACCGGCTGCCTGTATTTGCGCGATACCAGCGGTGACACCGGCCACTAACGAGGGAGACAGGTCGGTGTACAGGATGATGGCTAAGGAATGGTCGTCGGGCTGGCTATCGGCAAAGTACGGGTCTACCAGGTCGTCGATAATCGCTTTCTGGATGCCTGTACGCTGCCTCAAGCTCTTAAACGTAGCGGTCAGCTTGTCTAAGTACCGGCCTTCTTGCTTGCTGAAGTAGTCCACGATGTTCGGGTGGATGGTGGCCTCTAACCCGTCGTGGATCGTCTCGCGGTGCGCCCGCAATGTCTCGATCTGCGGCCGTGTGAACGCCTTGGACAGGCTTTTCTTGGCCGGGGAAGTGGTGGCTTCCGTGCCTGCTTGCGCGTCGGTTCTACCAGCGGTAGGCGCGGCGGTGGCAGCGTTGGCGGGCGTGTCCGTGGCCGGCGTGGTGGGTTGGGCGGCTGTGTCTGTGGCGGCGGCTGCGGCTTGGGCCTGGAACTGGGCCTGGGCGGCCCGGATACGGGCATCATCGGCCTTGAGCTGCTCCGGCGTCTTCTTGGGCAAGAAGAAGTAGGTCTCGCGGATCTCGTTGTCGTCGAGGATGCCCGCCGCGTTGGCCATCAGGGCGTCTTTGCGGATGGCGTCGGTGTCGTTGAAGTCCGGCTCGTTGAAGTAGAAGGCCAGCTCCGGGTCGAAGGCGTGGATGATGTCCTCGGTGAAGACTTCGGCCACCAGGTCTTGCAGGGGCTTGATGCGCCCGTTGTAGAACTGCCGCTCCTCGGCGTTGATCGTGGTGTAGCGGGACGTGCCCCGCTGGTTGAGGAAGATGGCGGGCATACTATAGGCGTTGGCAACCTTGATGGTGGTCAGCTCGCGCAGGGCGGTGAACTCCATGTCCTTGAGGGTCTGGGCGTAGGGCTGGATGTCCTCGACGCCGGACACCGCCACGATGCCGTGCTGCTGGCTGGCCCCGGCGTGGCGCTGGTTGATGATCGACGCCAGGCGCTCGACCGTGTCCTTGACGCCGTCCTTCATGCGGACGATGACCGAGGGCTTGAAGCCGTTGTCGAAGATCGCCTTGTTGGCCCGCAAGGCTTGGATGTCTAAATTGACCTCCTGCATGACCGACTCAAGCGGGGAGTGGCCGTAGAGGTCGTTGACGACGCTGGGCAACTGGAAGCGGCTGATCTCGGGCGGCAGGAAGGTCGCCACGTTCTTGCCCCGGTAGCGCTGGATGTAGCCCTTGATCAGGCCGTGCTCGTCGGCCACGATACGGACGGTGGCCGGATGCACCCCCCACAACTCGACGATGCGGCCCTTGCTGTCCGTCACTTTATTGATATACGCATCGCCGGTGATGCCCAGGTGGGCGAACAGCTCGTAGAGGATGCGGGAGAAGCGCTTGGTCGGGTTGGGGTTTTTTAGCCAGCGCTCCAAGTCCGTCACAGATTGGCGCTGCTTATTCGTCGGTTTGGCGTCCTGATCTAATAAGCCGATGTGCCAGCCGTTGCCGGTCGCACTTCCCGCCCACAGGGCGACGCAGGAAGAGACATCGACGTGTTTCTGGTAGATGGCGTAGAGCAGGTCGTAGTCGGCGTCGGGGTACTGGCCGAGCGTGTCGCGCAGGGGGAGGATCGGCTGTTGCAGGACACCGACCGCAAAGGCCGTCGTGTCTTTCTGCACGCCAGCAGACGCCAGGCGGCGCTCGACGGCGGGATCGATGAAGCGGGAGGTGATGAATTGACTGAAGGGACTGGGCATGAAGGGGCGTGCGGAAGGCGGAGCGGTCTGGTTATTCTCATTCTACCGTACAGATCAAGGGTGCTATGGGATAGAGGTTGGTTTCTGGATATGGTAAAATAGAGACATACGTAGGTTGCGTCTACATATTTTTTCCATACAGACCTCCAGACGCAACCTGGGGGTCTGTTCGTTTATCTACCCCATACATGTCCAAGCAAGTTGCGATAACCTCCCTGACTACTCTATATTCAAGCCTTGCGGCCTGGAATATCAGCAAGAAAGCGGACCATTCGACACCAGAAGCTTTCTTCGACAGCTACCTTGCCTACAAGCGGAAGTGCGGCGATGAAACAGTCGCGTTCATCAACGCTAATCGCGGCATAGTCCTGGAACAGTCGGCCAAGTTTAAAGTCGCTAAAGGCGAGAAGATCAAGGCGGGCCTACCGTACGGGCCTAAAGGGCGCTCGACAGCCTCAACATTGAAAATATGGGATGTTCCTCCAGAGATGTCCTATAAAGACTACCTGCGATCAGACCACTGGCAAGCCCTCCGCGCGCTCATGATTAAGCAACGCAAGCACTGTTCTATCTGCTCCTCCACCGACAAACTCAACGTGCACCACAATACGTATCGGGTCAATAACCGGCGCATCCTGGGTCGGGAAAGACCGAAATACCTGACGGTCCTTTGCCAGCGCTGTCATAATCTCTTCCACGCATATTTCAAGAACCCGGCCTGCTCAAAACAGTTTTTCAGACTCGTCCGTAAGAGGTTAGCCAAGGACGTTCCCCTGGAAGAAGCTTTCAGACTTGCCGCCGAGACGATTCGGCCACGCCATATCAAGGCCGTGCAAAAGCAGGAGGCTATCCCTGTGTTTTGGCAACGCACGAGCCACGACATACCGCTGGACTACTACCTGCAAAGAGACGAATAATAGAAAGGGAAAACCACCATGCCCCGCAATACAGATCGAGGACTCACACCCATAGTAGAAGCCATTAGCAAGCTCGACATCTCCGGCAACGTTGTCCCCCGCGAATGGCTGATCAGGCTGAAGATGCCGAATGGCATGCCTGACCCCATCGGGGCGCTGGTGCTGGCCGAGATCATCTTCTGGTACCGTTGGACCGTCATCCGCGACGAGGCTACGCAACACGCCGTGCGCTATGAGCGACGTTTCCGCGCGGATAAGCTCCAGAAGAGCTATCAGCAATTGAGCAATGCTTTAGGCTTCTCTCGCCAGCAGGTCAGGTCCGCCATCGATAGGCTCGAAGGCGGGGGCTACATCACCAAAGAAATCCGTAGCTTTCCGTCAAAAGAAGGCGTCATGCTCTTCAATGTCATGTTCCTAGAACCTGTCCCCGAGGCTATCGAGCGCTTGACCTTCGCGCCGGTTCAGTCTGCCGAGAGTAACGACGATGCAACCAACCTGAGCGATGATGACTATGCGCTGATCGACGCGACCTTGGAAGGTAATGTATCTGGAAGAAGTGTTACCGGTAACACACCCCATGTTATGCATAACACACCCTATGTTACCGGTAACATACCCTCCCCCTCTGCATAACACACATATACATAGATCACGCACAGACTTCTTCATAGAGCACAACACAGATCACATTAAACGCGCATAGCGCGTTTGAGCCGGGGGCTTGAAAAACGCCCTAAAGGGCGGTCGCTACGCGACTGTGTGTTTCTCTCGAAGGGTAAAGAAATCCAGTCCACCCGGCAAGACCTACCAGGATGGCAAGCGCTACCTTCACTTTCAGAAGAGGAAGACTGAATGCACTGCTGGCCCCACCCGGTTCGCTGTATCCCGCATCTTAAACGTTAGGAAGCACCCACTCGGTAAGTAAGTAGGGAAGCAGAGGGAAGGCGCGAAGGAAAATGCAAGAGGCTAGTTGACAATAACGTACTGTCAGCGCAAAATAACTTTGTGCATAAGCATATTTGAAATCACTGGCTACCAGCCTTACGAACTTATATGAACTACACCCGCAAAGAGCTTGTAACCCTGCCTGAACGAGACTGGGATAAAGAAACGATCTACGACAGCATCGCCGTGGTCCCGAGCGGCAAGAAACACGACAGCGGTTACGCCCTGATCGCTATTGTGGGCTTTGATACAGATAGCAAGAAGCCAGTGGAAATCGCTGCCTACTGTGACGACATAAACTACTGCTTCCCTGAAGGTGTTCCTGTTCAGCCATATAACCTAGCCGTCTTACGCACCGATATGTTCTACCCTTCTGGCATCACACATGTGTGGAGCTGGGACTATGTTTTTAAGGTCGGGGCATCACTCAGCTCGACCGACGTACATCTTGTGCCGAAGGATAAGAAATTATGACCATAGGTCTCGATTACTGGCAAGTGGCTAGCCACTACCCTGAGTACTTTCGTGCGCTGGCCGAGCGGTGGCGCACCCGTGGTGCGAACCGGGTCTATATCATATCGGCGGTGGGTAGGGATCGCGTAGGCACCGTACAGGCCGCCATAGACGCTCTTGGCATTCCCTATGATGGTGTGTTCGAGGTGGTCTACGACGATGTGAGCCAAGCCCCGGCGCTAAAACTGGCGAAGTGTTTAGAATTGGGCATTAGCGTGTTCTATGATGACCGGGAAGACGTATGTCGGCTCATAAATCAGCACGGCATCTTGGCAATGCGGGTGATGCGAAAAGACAACAGTACTTACGACGTGGCAACAGAACAAAGGTGAGGAACACGATCCCTTGAGCGCGCGCCCGGACAGCCCGCTGCGGCCCTATGACGCCGCCGTACATGGTCAATAGAGATAGAAAGACCCTTCCAATATTGACGAGTCATATAATTACTGATAGCCTCTCAGTGGAATTGTGGTCTTACGCTGTGTGCTTCTTAAGAGGAGAGCGCCCGCATGGATGCTACAGACGACACCAGGCAAGCTGTTGCATGGGAGATTATTGCTCGCACCGAAGATCGTCGCCATACCTTAAGAGCGGCACAGGGCAGAAAGTTAGAAGGCGATCTGCCAACCAAAATAGGACTAGCCGTCATAGCGGATAGCACGTCTACTGAGGAATGTTGGTACTTTAACTTGGAGCATCTCAACCTGTCAAAGACTCACAAAATTGGACAAACGTCGTACTCTATTGAAGGCCCTAGGGGCAAGGCCCTAAGCGATAATATTACGGTAATTGATAACGACAGTAGTGGGCACGAGAGGAGGCGGTATATAAATCTACCACGAGGGGTTGTCGCAAAAACACAAGAAGACTTCACGATCAGCGAGCTTCGACAATTGTTTGAAAGTCTTAGGGGGGAAAAACCACCCTTACTGGTGGTAGCGCCTTGTTAGAACTATATCTGTCAATCTGAGGCTGGTAAAGGCATAGTAGACCTTACCCCAAACGCCCGCGCTAGACTTTCCCTTCTAGCCGTCACCTTGCTGCGCCGACCGGTTCGCCCGGACAGGTATGCGACGGGCGGCTATTTTATTGCGCTGGTGTCGCGCGGCATGGTTCCTGCCTATGTGGGCCAAGGCGTAAATGACAACGAGTGGGGGGATGGGGCGATGGCGCAGGACGAGCCGCGACAGACAGAGGGAGGGGTGCGCGAGCCGTCGGTCCAGGCGCAGCCTTCAGGGCTGGAAGCACGACTCCTGGGCCTCTACGAGCGCGCCGAGAGCGTGCTCATCTCGGTGGTGGCGCTGCTCTTGATCGGCTTCGTCCTGATCGCCCTGTTGGGGGTTTTCGGCGAGGTGCGCGGGCCGCTCCTGGACGACCACAACTTCAGCGAGGCGGCCTTGCGCGGCATCGACGCGGTCTTCCTGGCGATCATCCTGCTGGAGCTGCTGCACACCACCCTCTCGCGCGGGCCGATCAGCCTCCAGGTCCAGGAGTTCCTGGTGATCGGCATCACCGCCGCCATCCGGCACGGGCTGGAGGTCGCCGCGGCCGGGCGGGGCGGCAACCAGCGCGACGTCGTCGTCAACCTGGCGATCAACGCCCTGGGCGCGCTCGTGCTGGTGCTGGCCTTGTGGTTAGTCCGTCAGCAGCTTCGCGCCGACCGGAGCGAGCAGCGGGCGGGACGAGGTGAGACGGACGGGTGAGCGTCGGCCCCGATCCATCGGTTTAAAAGAAGCCGATGTCGAACCGTGGCCCCTCTGGGGGTTCATAGTAGGCCAGACACAAACTATCCGACAAATCGGGGCTCTTCCCTAAGCGCTTCTTCATCTCCTCCTTTTCCTCCAACCGAATCGTCCCGTTGCTGTTGACGATCTTGTATTTGAGTTGCGTCAGCTCGTTGATGAGCTCGTCGTCCTCCGGGATCATGACCTGCCCCGTCTCGAACAGCGTACGCAGGTGCCAGTATGCTTCCGCCCGCACGTTGGCGAAGCGGTCGGGGTCAGCCGCTTTCTCCGCCACGTTGACGCCAATCGCGGGTAGATGTAACTCAATCAGCCTATCGACCACACCAGCGCCGAGGCCGATAACGTCGAGATTAGCTTTCGCGTCCGGTAGGTCGGCCAGGTCGTTGGCAACGCGACCGGCTGTCTGCATGAGTGATTCCTGTTGCGTCACCCGCTGCCAGTGGACGTAAGAGCCTTCGCGGTAAGTGCGACACGTTCGATCAGATCCGAATCTTGCTATATCCACACCTAGCACTCGGTCTCCGGTCAGGGCTGGCCCGTTCCCCTGCCGTAGCAGCTCCGCCCGTTCTTTCCAGCGCTCGACGGCGGCCAACACCCACGATAGCGGGATGAGGGTATCGGCGGAGGATTCTGGGAAGCGACCGAGTACCCGGCTGATGTACATGGCAGAATCTGGGCCGTAACGTTCGCAGATGTCAGCGACGAATTGTGGCGTGATGAGGTAGGACATCGGCAACGGGCCGGTGATCTTGTCCTGCCACGTACGTCCGGCGATGTCAGACTCGGTGATCCCGAATGTCGTAAAGTTGGGCGTATCGTAGGCGGAGATATGGATAATCTGCGTGCGCTCCCCGCCACGTCTGACGCGAGTGGCAAACTCAGAAGAGGAATCGGTGGGGTTGGCGATCGCTAAGAGGCGCGTGTTCGCGTTGGCGATGACGCCGGTGATACCCTCCCAGATGTCGGCCGCGATACCCGTGGCCTCGTCGCAGATGACCAGCACCCAGTCGGCGTGGATGCCGGAGAAGTTCGTCGGCTGATCCGTGCTAAATCCGAAGGCGTACCACTTCGGGTCGATTTTCAACTCGGTCTGAAGCAGCTCGCCGCCAAGTGCGACAGTGGCCTGGCCGAAGGCACGCCGAATCTCGCCCCACATGACCTTACGGACTTGTCTTCCGGTCGGGGCGGTGGTGACGACGATGCTATTCGGATGACTATAGAGGAACCACAGAGCGATTTGGGCGCTGGAATACGATTTCCCGGAAGCGTGGCAGGATGGGACATAAACGAACTGGGTATCGACGATAGCCCGAGCGATCTCCCGCTGCTTACCCCACAGCTTTGCGCCTAAAATACGGTCGCAGAAATACACCGGGTCACGTTGGATACGGGCGAGGAAGGCTTGTTTGTCATCGAGGGTGAGGGGTAGGGTAGTTATGGGTGTATTGTCGGTTAGGAAATAGGACTGCTGTGTCAGTTACTGGCCCACGCGCCTATCGTACGCTGGTAGAGGCGATACTGTGTGTTTTTGGCGTAGCAAGGGGGATCGGTTGTCGGAAGAATCATTGGGCAGAGTACAAGCCATCCTGACGATCCTCATCGTGCCGGGTGCTTTGATCCTTGGCCTCTGCATATCTGTTGTCCGCGCGAAACGCCGCACTACTGGCACGAGCCCAACAGCGTCTACCACCCGCCGACCGGCATTGCGGATCCTCGCGGTCATCATTGCACTGATCGGGACGGCACTCTCTATGGTTGGGGTTCTCCAGGTAGCCCTAGCGGCGACGAGTTACGCCGCCCTCAATATCTTCCTTGGCTTGTTTATCGTCTTCATCGCCACGCGCATATGGAGGGGATAACTCCTTGCGGCTTAGTCTGTCCGCTCTCCTGATGCTTTGCTATCGCCTTGTCGCGCCTCCTGGATGATGCCGACGAGCGTCTGCACCTGCATCGGCCCGCCATCCTTGCCGGTGACTTCTTGACGGGTGATCGGCTTGTACATGCCGACGATTTGCAAGAGCATCTGCCGGTCTGAAAACGAGTTACCCTTAGCCGCCCGGATCGAGGCATCGATCACCTCGCCCACCCGCTCCTTGATGAGGAACAAGCAACCCTTGTTGTAGGCATCGCAGAATTCCTCGCTCTGAAACGCGGCCCAGACGGTCTTACGGTCGCAACCGGCCTTCTCAGCTAGATCAGTCCGACTAAGAGAAAGTCCGTTTTCCACAATAGCTGCGAGGAGGTCGTGTTGCTTCGGAGAAAGACCAACGACGCTGGGGAGAGATGGGGAGTTCTTACGTGGCATACCTTGATTATAGGCCGGGCTGCCACGCCTTCGGCACAACCTCCACCTCTTTCAAGTCACGTAGCAGCGGGGCCACGGTCAGCGCGTCGTCGCCAGTGCCGAAGGTGACCAACACCTGGAGCTTCCCTTCTGATGACAGGCTGACGATCGCTTCCCGCTTCCCCGCCGGGTCGTAGCTGGCCTTGAAGCGCACCCTGGAGCCTGCCCGGATGACGTTCCCGTGGGTATCCTTCATCGCCAGGCCATCGGCGATCTCTAAGTCCATCACAGCCCTGTCCCACTCCCCGCTCACCACCGCTGCGTCCCGTAGTACCTCGATCTGGCGGATGGCATCGGCCTCATCCCGCGCCCAGAAAAAGGCCGAGACCTTGGTGTCGTGCGACAGCCCGAAGCGAGGGGCCGGGTCCTGGTCGTCGGGCAGGCCGTAGCAGAAAGCGTGACCGGACCCGTGGCGACCGGCTAGCCCTTGGTACCACAGCAGATCGGCGCGAATCTCGTCGGCGTGGGAGTTGAGCGGATAGGCTTCCACGGTGTAGTTGCCCGTCTTGCTGGCCAAGGCGTCGGCTAAAGCCTTGTCGTCGTAGAGGGCGATGATACGGCGGTCAGCATACTGCCGGTTGCGCCACACGATGTGGATGGTGGGTGGTGTCATCGTTTGGAGGTGACGTCGAAGGTCATGATGTTAGCGTCTCACCTTATCCTTGGCACTGTCGTAGGCGTCCACCGCGTCCTCGACCATGCGGCGTGTCCGCTTCTTGAAGCCTTTAGGATCAGCCTTGTACTGGCTATAGCCTTTGTAACCGCCGTACGCCAGGCTAGCCAGGGCGGCTAAACCGATGATGGTGGAAAGTAGGAAATTGTGACGTTTCATAGTGTTGGTTCCTTTTCTTGTTTAATAATGCCAGCCGCGATCAGGAACGGTCGCTGGTATTCCTTGGTCTTGCGTTCTTTTTCGCGGCGTAGCTCCGCGTCATAGCGGGTCTGCTGGGGGTCGTGGGCGTAGGGGACTCCAACCGGTGCTCCTTGCGTGGGAATACCCCCTCAGCGAATAACGTTATGGTAGCGGCGCACAGTGACGTGCGCTGTATTTATGCCTGCGGGACGCTGCTGTCGCGTGGGCGAGGGGGATTGGTCGATGCTGACCCTAGTGCTACGGTGGCTGGGCCACCGATTCGTCGGGCGCGAGTGGCCCGCGAAGGAGTTCCGCGCCGATCAGATGGATGCCGGGTGGAAGACGGAGTACCGACAGATCGGGGGGCCAGAGCGCCCCGTGCCTGTCCAGGCTTCGCACCTATTCTACCGGTAAGACCGCTTAGGCAGGCGACTCGGCAGGGCGTGGTGCTTCGGCGCTGCGCCCTGCTTGCGTCTCGTCTCCCCGATAGTGCGCGCAATCCTTGACAATGCCCGCCGCGACCAAAAACGGTCGCTGGTATTCCTTAATCTTCTTATCCTTCTCGGTCAGCATGGCGACATCCATGCGGGTCTGCTTGTCGGGCTGTCGGTGGGATTCCTCGAAGGCCATTAGAACGGGATAACGTCTTCTTCCTCCGGCAATTGCAACCATTCGGGGGCCACGCTGCGAAGTTCGGCGTAGGTCATCCTGTACCCATCGCCTAAATGTGCCGTGTAGGTGGTTTCATCGGCCACCGCCTCGTCCTGGGTGTGGCCTATCCCGATCCGCAAGCTGCCGTGACGATAGCGGATGTAGATGCGGCGATTATCGGAGGTGATGCCTTCCCACTGGGAGGGGGCGGCGGGGCAAGTGTTGACGATGCGGGTGACGATGATGGTCAGGGGTTTGTTAGGTGTTGCCATGTACAGGTTGTGGTCCTTTCTTCGGCATCTTCTCGTCGTGGTAATCGTTGCACTGTTCGCAATAACCGTCGTCACCTTCCGCCTCGGCCTGGCACTCGGGACAGATGCCGGTGTGGTCTTTGCGGTGGCGTTCCTCAAGTATCCATTCAGCTTCTTCCATAAGATGTTCTAATTGGCCAGTGGACAAGTGGTGTAAGCGATCAACGAACGGATCAGTCTCTTTCCAGGCGCGGTCGTCTTCGTCATCGCAGCAGCAATCATCGTCATTGTCATCGCCATCGCAGGCGCAATCATCATCGTCTAAACCAAAGCTCAGGTGAAATCCACATAGTTCCTAGCGTAGTACATGTAGTTCTCATCGGAGCTTTGGTTTAGGTCGTCAATGTCGTCGGGTCCCTCATAGACCGCTTCCTCTAATGCCTCTAGCCTGTCGATTAGCTCTTCAAACTTGTCTTGTAGTTCCTTGGTCATCGTTATCCTCCTTGGTGTATATCGTCTTCCTTGACGAAGGTCACGATCAGCCGTTCCCCGCGCAGCTTCAGCAGCTTCAGGAGTTCGGCGGGTTGCTCGCTAAAGAGGTCCAGTACTAACCGGCACTTGTCCCCTGCTCCCCCATCGAACGCGATGGCTGAAGCCTTGTCCGGTATGATCGCTTGCAGGGCGAGCGGTTCAATCTTGGGCATCGGATGAGTATCCCTCCTCAATAGTGGTGCGATACACTGGGAAACCGAACGTCTGTGGCGGCAAGGCGATATCGGCCGAGGGGTAGGTGGCGTACTTCTTGAATGTCACTGCGCGCTTGCCGTTCTTTGTCTCCTCGACATACTGGACAGGGAAGCGATGGAGCAGCCAGTCGGGAAAGTGGGCGCGTTTGAACATCTGCCACCATGTAGCAGGATGATCAAACGTGACGGGGACTGTCACAGTGTGGGTATGCTGCTCAAAGTTGTGAGCCAGGACCTTGACGCGGATTTCATATAGCATCTCATTCAACTGAGCTCGCCACATCTTCTCGTAGGTCAAGGAATCGATCATGGTTTGTCCGGGTAAAACTCCTACGGCAGCAAGCTTCAAAATATCGAGAGTTACCTCTTTTGTCTTCACCATTTCAGTCTTTGACATACGGCGACTTCTTCCTTTCGATGGTGATACTGATGGGTGTGCCGATGCTGGACAGGAGGTGCGACTTCTCCATGATGGACGCATCCTGAATGTCCAGGACGACGCGTAAGGAACCGTCGGTGTTGTGGCGGACGGAGTCGATGATGTGCGGGATCATGGCGTCGTAGGTCTTGGTCATGATCGTCCTTTCAACAGTCGCTCCCAGATTCGCGCCAGCAAGCTCTTGATCGCGCCATACAGTGGTGTAAGGGCCAGGGCTCGGCAGGGGTGGCGTTCCGGGCGGCGTCTGGCTCTTAGGCTGGCGGCTGGCGAAGAACGCGGCCACTTCCCGTCCCCGCGCGTTGACGGTCAGGTCGTCATTGAGCAAGCCTTCAGTCGCTGCGGGCCACGCTCCCCAGTAGTTGAAGCCCATCAAGATGCCTTCGTCAGCCAGGCGGCCTAGCGCATCGAGGCAGGGCTTCAGCGGCGTGGTGTCCCAATAGTTCCCCCACTCTTCTAGGAAGACCGGCAGGCCGCTACGGTCGTGGATCACTTTGATGTCGTTGTAGAGCGCGTCGGGGGTACGGGCGTAGTGGTCAACCGCCACAACACCGGCCCGGTCGAACAGGGCGCGCGGTAGCCAGCCGGAGGCGACCTCGGTGTAGTTGTTGGCGATCAGGCTGGTGCCGACCTTTCTGCTGATGCTCTTGAAAGCGGTATCGGTGGCATCCATGAGGGCGATGAAGAAGTCGGCGTAGCCTTGGGGTAGATTCGTCAGGAAGGCGGTGCTGTCTTGAAAGATATTCTCGGTGCGCTCGGGTAATGGC